ATGGCGGTGGCTATGGCGGTGGCGATGGCGGTGGCGATGGCGGTGGCTATGGCTATGGCTATGGCGATGGCGATAGTTTCAAACTCAAAACGCTTTCCGGTAAGCCTGTCTATTATGTCGATTCTATCCCCTGCCTTTTCGTGGCAATCCATGAAACATGGGCTGTAGTTGATGTAATCGCGCTCGATGACTTTTCAACCACTCGCGCTTTTGTCGCAAAACTTGACGGCCAATTCGCTCATGGCGAAACAATCAAGGAAGCCTTTGCCGCCGTGACTGAAAAGGTGATGGATAACATGGACTTCGAGGAAAAGAAAAGACTTTTCCGTGAGAAGTTCCCCGATGCCTCTACGGAATACCCGACGATTGATTTTTTCGCGTGGCACCATGTAGTAACCGGTTCGTGTGAATACGGGCGCAAGTCGTTCGCGGAACAAAAAGGGATAGACCTTGATGGCGCGATGACGGTTACAAAGTTTTTCGAGCTTACCCGGTCAGCGTATGGCGGGGAAAGAATAAAGGAACTGGAAGAGATGTACAAAGGAGTGAACGAATGAAAAAGACGTATGTACTCACAATCGAGTACGATGAGGAAAAGGTGAAAGGCGATTCAAACTTGCCGCAAGCGCTCGATATCAGTGAAGAGCGCGGGAAGGAACTTCTTTTCCGTTGCGAGAAAGATCAGAAAGCAGAACATGAGCGCGGAAATGATCGCTTCAATTCCCTTACGGCTACCCTTGACCTACTTGAATCAGGCGAGTTGACCGGCAATGAAATCTTGCTGTATATCTCATCGGGGTATGCCGCCGCAATGAACGCACGGCGTATGTTTGATCAGATGTCCCCGCTTGCCGGTCTCATGGGCATGATGGGCAAGGAATAGCCAATCCGCTTCCACCACTAAGCCGGGATAATCTACCGGCTTTTTTATTGCTTGCTTGACAGTTTCCAAAATCAGTGTAAACTAGCGGTATGGCAGAACTATTTGGCATTCCCGCTTATTCCGCTGATATATCAGGCTCAACCGGTATCGATACACTCAAAGAGGAAATCAAGAAAAGAGGGTTAAATCTCTATACCAGCTCCGAGGTTATCCCGATATCAGGCCGTGCGAAAGATGGCACGATCATACAGGGCACGCAAGAAGTCCCCCTGTTTGGCTTGTCCATCTTCGACCGTATCGCTATAGCGCAAAAGTGCGGCGAGGTTTTCGGCCTTATCACGGGCCGTCAACAGCGTATCGCAGGGCTTGAGTGGTCAGTAGTCCGCGAGAGCAAGGAAGAAGATCGTATCGAGCTGTACCTGAAACAGTGTAAACAGCTCTACGATGAATACGCCAATGCGCCCGGCGTCAAGTATATGATTGTCCGCGCCCGCATGGTGCAGAACATACTCACGAAACTACCCGACTGCTTACCCGATATGTCAAACTTCAATCAGTCGATGCTCCGATGGAAAAAGCGCATTGAGATACGCAATGACGACGCCTCGACCGAGATCGAGGATTGGCTCCATCAACCGAATAGCACGGATACCTTTTCAGACTTTATCAAAAAGCGCGTTGACTCAGACCTTGTTCATGGTGGTAGCGCTATTTACAAAGAGTTTGCGGGCGGGCGGCTTGAGAATATGTACATACTTCCCGGTGGATCGGTTACGCCCTTGAAGTCGCGCTATGTCGGCCCGATGCGAGCGTATGCGCAGATTGTCCCCGGCCTTGACCCAAAGATATACTTTGATGATGAAATCATCTGGTCAACGTATATGCCGTCATCCGGTATGGGCTATGGGTATATCCCCCTTGAGGCGCTTGTAAACAAGGTAGCGGAAACCCTCATGTTCGATCAGCGAGCCGCCGAGATGGCAGACGGGACAACCCCGCCTGAGAAAATTGTAGTCATGGGCGATGAGCGTATGCCGTTTGGCTCGCTGTCGAAAGAGGACGCGCCGCTTATCCCTCTTGAAAAGGCCGAAGAGTCCCGGCTTGAAACCCTGTTTAATGAGCCGCGCAAGAATGCTATAAGGATACTTTCCGGCTATGGCACCCCGGCGATACTTGACCTCTCGCGCTCCGAAACCTTCGCCGCGCAAAACGAACGGCAACGGTTTATACGCGAGTCAGTCGCCTATGTGTATAACGCAACCAACATGGAAGTGAACCTTTCGGGAAGTGAGCAAACGTCTGGCCGGTCTACCAGTGAGGCGCAAGCGAACATTGAACGGGAAAAGGGTATCTATCCGCTTGTCAAGGATATTGAAGACGATATCAACCGGTCAGTATTGCCCCTTCGTTTTGGATCGGGGTATCTCTTCCAGTACAAGAGCGGCTTGTCAGAAAAGGAGCAAGCAGAACTTGACGCGGCGAAGATGGCAACGGGTACATACAGCGTAAACGAAATACGCCTAGCGCGTGGTGATGAGCCGGGAACACCGGACAATGACGCGATAGGTCAACCGCAAGGTCAACAGATTGGACAACCGGACGGTAGCAAGATGAGTCCGATAAACATAAGATCAATGGAATGAGGAGATAATCATGAAGTATTGCCCTAAATGCGGCGCGAAAGAGATTGACGTGACCGTCGAGCGTGTTCTGCCTGAGAACAACGGTATCAACATGAACAAAACCAAGTGTGCTTGCGGCTGGCAGGGTGTCGCGTGTGAACTTGTCAATACGACCGTACCCGCGCCCGATGTTGATGTACCCGTATCCGATGTAAAGCCCGTCGTTCCTATCGTCGAGGAAACGCCCGTTGAACCGGTCAAGGCGACGAAGAAAAAGACCGCGCCGGTAGAAACAAGCGAAGAGACCGACAAGGCCGAGTAGAAAGCCGCAAGGAGTATATAATGTCAGTATTGCATGGGTTAAAAGAATGTGGTTTCAATATGGCAATATGCGCGTTGAAAGCAGGAAACAAAGTATCGCGCGAAGGATGGAATGGAAAGGGTATGTACCTTTATCTTGTCCGTTGTTCACTTCCGTTTCCAAAACTTGACGAAGGAGGGGCATGGAAATGCGATGCATTCCCTGACTCATCTTTCATTGTCATGAAAACAGCAGATGGGAATCTTGTGCCGTGGCTTGCTTCGCAGACCGATTTGCTTGCCGATGATTGGGCGGTAATCGAGTAATGGACTTTCCCGAGCGCCGGTTATCCAATGACGAAATCGAGACGCTGAAACTACCGCTTCAAAATGATTTGATAGCGGTTTTCGGCGTTATCGGTGATGAGGCTGACCGGTTGCTTGACGAAGCCGTGCGCGAGGGATGGACGCCCGATGAATACATTGACGCGATTGTCCGCATGATCGACGGGGACAATAGACCGCCCGAGGCCGTCGCGGTGCCGAAACTGGAAGAGTTACAAGTCATTGAAAAGTCATTGACCGATTTAGTGAGGAGGAAACGCCGTGCCATTGTCTAAACCGAAAACAGGCGAAAGCGAACAGGATTATACCTCAAGGGTAATTCCTGAACTTATTAACGCAGGGAAACCGAAAGAGCAAGCCGCCGCCATTGCATACTCTACCTTTCGAGAGGTGAAGAAAGCGCGTACCGTCGGCGGTTTTGAATCACCTGAACCGGGCGATATCCCCGAAAGCGAACAAAAGCTACTTGCGACCGTCTACGCAAAGGAACGCGCAAAGGGTACTGACAAAGCAAAGGCCGCGAAGATCGCATGGGGCGCTGTACACAATGCACGTAAGGACATATCGAAGGATGCGGGCGCGGGAGTTATATCCGCTGAAGAGTTACGCATGGGAACACGCGAGGAAATGGAAGAGCATAACCTTACGCTTGAACAGGGGATGAAAATAGCGGTAGACCATTTGCGACGTGACCCCATGTATTATACCAAGCTGAAAAAGGCGGGGTTATGATCGACCCTAAAAAGAAACCGTTGACCGCCGATGAACTCGCGAGAATTGAGAAAGCGCAAAAGAAACGCGAGGCGAACAAGGTGGGCAAGAATGATACCGGCGCAAGTACCGTTAGGAAGTAATGCCTAAAATCCATACTGACCGCCTGAAAAGCAAATACGGCAAGCATCTCAGCGATAAAAACTATGCACGGCTCATGGATGAGGTAATTACTAACGGCCATGAATCCATTCAAAATGCCGTCGCTCGCGTCAAGGTCGATGAGTTAAACCGCGTTGCCGCAAAGGTAAAACGGTCGCAAAATAAAACGCTTGTCATCCCTAACCTTGAAGAAGTGTTACCGAAACGGTCAGTATTTATCCGCAAGGCGCAAGAGCAACGGCAAATAATGAGCGATACCCTGCGCGACCAACTCACGAAAGACTTGCGCTCATCCGTTGCCGAGTTTCTACAGACCGGCGAGGGGTCAATGCAATACAAGCAGGGAGCGCGGCGCGGTCAGATAAACCCGAAACTGGTAGCCGACTTTCGCAAGAAGATCACAGCGACCTTCGACGGGTACACGAAACCAGACGCAACGGGCGTACCGTCTAATATCAATGTCATAGCTGAAACGGAAGTACGCTCCGCTATCGATGATATCAAGCATACGTTTAACGAACGGCTTCAAGAGCGCAATCAGGGCAAGATACGCATAATGAAACGATGGGTGCATCATCCGTCATTTTCGAATGAGCCGAGGTCAAACCATCGCGAGATGAACGGCGTAACGGTGCCGATGGATGTACCGTTCATGGTGCCACGCATGAAATGGATACGCGGTCAGGGTATGCGAAACATTGGCGTAACCCCGATGAAACACCCGCATGACCCCGATGCGCCAATAGATCAGTCGGCGACTTGCCATTGCGAAGTAAACTATATTACGCAAGTGATATAATAAATCATTCAAGGAGTTGATGATGACGGTAAAGACATTAATCGAGTTGCTACAAAATGAAGTAGCCGAAGATGACAGGGAAAACGCAGAAATAGAAATATGGTGCGACGAACAGCGTTATGATATATCTGAAATGGGAGGATTCTCATTATCACCTGACATAACGATAACGATAAAGCCAATTGATTCTGGTAGCGAAATCAAACCGGCTATATTTAAGAAATCCGCATTACCTGAAAAAGAACGACTCGAAAAGATTGTCAAAGAATGTTTCAATAGGTAGTTTTGCCGATTGCGCTTGACAGATACATAAACAAGGGGTAAGGTCTAATAAATGGAAACGCGAGAAAAAAGAATAAGTTTCGATTTTCGACAGAGAAAATTAGACTCCGGGTTGTATGCCGTTGAAAAAGATTCCGGCGACGGCGCGAAGCATCGCTATCTCGAAGGTATCGCGTCTGGTATATTTGTTGACGGTCACGGCGAACGCATGACCCCGCATTGTATCGAGTCTTTCCATGCGCAAGCGAAATCAGGTGACATACTTCTATACGAGGGCAAGCACGGCGTTGATTACATTGACGATATCGGCAAGCTCGACGGCTCAGAGATTACCCCGAATGGCGAATGGAAAGTATCGTTTCGCCTATACGATGAAACCGATGGAGTTGGCCCGGTCAAACTTGAGCGCGTCAATGACGTATGGAAGCAGAGTCTAGGGCTTGCACCGTACACGAAAGCGAAACCGCGCGGCTTTTCCATCGAAGGCGATATACCCGAAGGCGGTATCAAGTCAGTCGATGAATCCGGGCGTCGCGTCATGGATGATGTCAAGCTCGACGGCGTTGTATTGGTCAATCGTCCCGCGTATGCGGCAAGTGTCGCGTTTGCGGTATATAAAGCCCTAGGGGTTACGCCCCCGTGGTCAGTTAAAAAAAGTTTACAAAGTACGCTTGAGGCTAAAGTAGAATCAGCGGGGGCCAGAGAGGAATACTGGAAAAAGTATTACCAGCTCCAAGACGGCCTAGACTCCGAGGTAAAGCGCATTATGTCTGACTCAGTTGAGCCAAGGCAAGAGCTTAATGACCTCATGGTGGAGTATTCCGCGCTCTTCGTTAATCTCATTCTAGAATATCCACAGATGTACAAGCCGGACGATTCGGAAGTATCCGAAACGCAAGGCGTACAGAAAGCCCATTCTCGGCGCTTGTCAGTGCTCAAGAGTCTGGAGTCATCGCTTACGCTACTCAAGGAAATTAGAACCAAGTAGCAAAGGAACAAAACTATGAACGCTGGTGATAGCGTACAGAAGTCGATGAACGCGGAAGAAACCGCCGTTCTCCAGAACATTGCCGCGCTGGTACAGCAAGCGCTTACCATGGAATCAGCCGAGGAAAATGCACCCGGTCAGAATGGCGTCGAGGATGCAATGAATCCCGGCGGCGTTGCGAAGGGTGCAGAGCAGGGACGTACCCCCGCCGAAGCTCAGACCGTGACCGATCCGAACGCGCCCCCGAAAGAGAAGGGCATGGCCCCGTGGGACGATAACGAGGAAGTCAAGAAAGCATTCCAGACTATCGCGAAGTCTATCCAGACCTCCGATACCGAAGGAACTACCGGAAATGACACCGCCGATACCCGTATCGAGGATGTCCCCGAAGTTACCGACGAAAACGTCAAGGCCGTTGCGAAGGCTCTCATGCTTGCCATGGGGAAGAAAGCCGTCGCGAAATCGCAGGGAGCCGCGCCGAATGTGAACGCGGAACTTCTCACGGTTATCAAGAGCCTGAACGCGAAAGTCGAAGCACAGGGAACCGTCATTACCGAAATGCTTGAAGGTCTCGGCGTTGCGAAGGCCGTTGATGCGGCCACCGCAAATGGCGGCGTGAGCACTTCCGTGCAGAAGTCCGGCAATCGGCCTTATGCCAATCTCGGCGATGGCAATATCGTAGACGTGATCGCGGCTTCTGTTGCTAAGGCAATGGCCGCGACCGGTAGTTTCCAGCAATCCAACAGCGGTATCCCCGTTGCGAAGGGTTTCGGGAACGCCTACGGTCACGATGATGTCAGACAGTTCACCGAGGGTTTCGTTGAAACCGCTGGCGAAAAATGGGGAAGCCACGATATCCCCAAGCAGTAAGTAATCATACCCGGTTGCACCTCATGTCGAGAGACAGCACGGTGCAACTTCTTATTTCAACTTAACGTCGTGATGACGTAAAGGACTTAAACCATGTATAACGGCGTACAGAGCCAGAACTACAATTACCAGAAGGGTGCAATCCGCTCACTGGTACAGAAAGCGTTGCTCTCGTCCGATACCAGTGTCGGCGCAGGGCTTATCCCCCAACACCTCGAAAAGCTCATCACTACCACGATTGTCAGGCTCGTTCCTGAAATTGCGGTAATTGATCCGCAGTTCGATAGCCAGAAGTACCACGAGTTCACCCGCTTGACCGCGCTTCCCGATGGTCAGGGGACTATCGGTGAATCCGGCGTTACCCCCACTGGCCGATCGAACTACCAGCGCACGGGCCGCAATCTCAAGGTTACTCGCTCGAAAGGCGCGGTAACCAACTTCTTGCAGGATGCGTCGAAAAACTACATTGACGCGCTTTCCGTCGAGATGGAGAATCACGTACAGGCCCATGCCTACAATCTTACCATCCAGCTTCACTGGGGTAACGATCAGGCCGACCCGTACCAGTTCCCCGGCCTTGACTATTTCATCCAGACCAACCGCGTGGCCGGTACTCGCGGCGGTACGGTGCCGACTGACCTTTCACTCCTTGACGACATGATCGACAAGAATATGAGACTTCAGGGCGCGAACCATCGCAAGGCGTTCCTCATGTCCCCTGAGATGCTCTCGAAGTTCTCGCGGCTCTTGACCAACGTACGTCTCAATCAGGGACTTTCCGGCGGTGGACTCTCGACCGTTGAAATCCCCGGCGGATGGAGACTTCAGGCGTACCGTGATGTACCGATCATCACTACCACGCAGACCCGCAACGATACGCAGATGGGAACCATCACCCCGACGACCGCCGCAACCGGTGGAACCGTGGCCGACGCGACCTATTACTTTCAGGTATCGTATATCGATATCAACGGCGAGTCCGTTGCATCGGCTGAAGTCTCGCAAGTTTGCGGAAGCGCGAACGTCTCGACCGTTACCCTCACATGGGCAGATGTCGCGACCGCTCGACTCTACAAGATTTATTGCTCGACTTCGACCGGCGTTGAAAAACTCGTATCTATCCTTCCCGCGAACCAGTACGATAGCGCCGGTACTCCGATTGCTCGCACTACCACGGTAACGTTCTCGACCACGCCGACTTCGGTTAACCCGACCGTATCGGCCCCGGCTGGACTCGTTGCCACTCTTCCCGCGAGCTACGCGCCCGTGACTACGAAGATGGGTAGCGACCTTCCGATCGTTGCAACTGGTGGCGTCGTTCCTGAGCGCGTCATTCTCTGGGACTTGGACAAGATTCAGGGTCTCGGCAAGTTCGCGTATACGAACAGCGCCGGTAGCCGTTTCGGTGGACTCGTCACCATGGAACCCCTCGCGAAGACGGATGATAACAATCCGTTCCTCATCAAGACCTATGGAACCCTGATCGATTCGTTCGAGCAGACTTCCTACGTCGCGATGAATATCCGCAGGGCGTAACGTGGCCGTTGTTTCCCGCGCTGAGTTCGAGGCGAAGGCAAGTGAAAAGCCTTTTGCCTCGGCTCAGGTTGTAGCGATACCAGAACTTCCTGACGTGTCAGTCAATGATGCGCCGGAAAGTTTCAAGGTTGAACCGGTCAAGCGAAAGCCTAACGGTAAAGACCCGTGGTTTTACTTACAGCATCCCGATTGTACTGATAGCTTCAAGCCAGATTGTACAATGACGGTTGTGGGGGAAACAGTGGAAATTAAGGGCGGGCGCGTGGATACGCAAGTTGAAGCCGTCCGTGATGAATTGATACGCCAATCTTGGCGATGGATGAACGAGGAGTTCTAACCATGAATAAACTTTCAACGGGCGAAGCGGCTGGTATATCCGGCCTTATGCCCGGAAACCAGAACGCAAACGTCGGCGAACGCATGAAAGAGAATGATGAGTTTGGAAACTTCCAGATTGTCACCTCTATTGCGGCGGGCGCAGTCGGCCTTGTTACCCCGGCGGCGCTTTCGTCCGATCCGTCTCTTGTATTCGACTTCGAGATTCTCGACGTTACCGTGCGAACGGATACCGCTGTTACTTCATCGACCGTACAGGTAAAGAACAACACTACCGCCGTAACCGATGCCATTATATCGGCGGCGGCAAAGGCTGTTACCCGCGCAGGAACGATTGACGTTGCACAAAGCAAGTTCTACCCGAAATCGTTGCCCACGGTTTACGCAAGCGCGAAGTGTAACATTGTCGATGCGGGCGGCGCGACTGCCCCGGCGCGTACCGTCATTCTCTGGTGCCGCAAGATTTGATCGCTTTGCCGTTCTCGCGCATGGGGTAGTCCATCACTCCTTCTACTGTATGCGCGGGAGCGGTTTTTCTTTAATGAGGTGAAAAATGAAACAGAGTAGATTCGGGTATGAAGTCGGGCTAGAGTTTGTTCGACAGCTCATAGATGAAGGCAAGGTCTATACCTTTTCGTTTCGCAACGCCTCAGGTTCAACCGCTCTTGTGTATCGCATTAAAACAGGCGCTAACAAAGCGAGTTTAACGCTTTATGTAAGCTCAAGCGCAAAAACAACTATCGACCTTATCGAAGCGCCGACCGTAACAACCGCCGGAACCGCTTCTAAACTATACAATCTCAATCGCAATTTTGGCGATGATGATATCGCTACGAAACTTTTTACCGGCGCGGTCATAACCGGCGGAACGGGAACTACCTTCAAAGTCAATCAGTCGGGATATGGAACATCCCCCGGACTTGCATCGTCGAGTGATGCGGCACCCGGATCGGGATATCAACTTAAACCGAATACGGATTATGTGTTTGTATTCACACCATCTACCGCCGAGGTTACCGTAATCGGCGAGCTTTTCGAGATAGGTAAATAATGAACTTAGCCGGAATACCAGAACCGATTGACATACGCGCTTTACTCGAAGGCTATGGGCTTGATACACAAACCACGCTTACGCTTTCGGGTACATGGGTATCTCCGAGCGCGATAATTACCGGTATCGATACCACGCAGTTAAACAAGGGTATGAATATATTCGGCACTGGTATTCCCGCTGCCGCTCAGATTGCCGCCGTCGATATCGTCGATGCGGTCAATGGGCAGATAACCATATCCGCGCCGACGACCGCAAGTGGAACCGCCTCCGCGCTCACGGTATCGTACTATTGCACGGTATCGGATAACTGGATTCAAGACCTCATTGACGATGAGATAAAGCCGTGGATCGAAGCGAAGACCCGGCAAAGTTTCGACGGCCTAAAAACCACAACTGAATATTACGACGGTACGGGAAGCCCGATAATGATTTTACGCCGCCGTCCGATTGTCCAGCTTATTTCAATCAGCTATACCAACGTTGACTCAAACCTGTATTACCTCACCCCGTCCGCGATGCAAGTCATCGCAGAGGAAGGCATACTCAAGGCCAAGGCCAATTTCAATGAGTCAAGTTATATCCCGATATTCTTTAGAGGTGATCGCAATATCCGCATAACCTATCAGTACGGATGGGCAGAATGTCCGAACGATATAGCCCGCGCTATGACGCTTTTTGCCGCGAGTGAAACCTTACAGCACGTAGGAAGCAAAACGGGCGGCGGCAATCAAGGCTTGCCCGGTATCTCGCGTGACTATGGTCCCGCCGGAAAGTGGACGCATTTGCGGAAAGATATGTCCCTTCGCGCTTTCGCACTCTTGCGGAAGTACATTACAGGTGGCGGCTCGTGATAACGTCAACCGGTGTCGCGGGCGATTGCGGCGTTAGACTTGAATCCGCTGGCTTTCGTCAAGACGCGCTTGATATGTCGATGCAATACGGGACGCCTATCACGTTTAACCGCAATGCAGAGGCCGACGTAACACGCGACGATTTGGGCGCTATCTCCATGCGCGAGATTGACAACGGTTTCGATTTGTTCGCGATGCCCGTCGAACGGCAACCCGATACCCGAAAGCTCGAAAAAGCCGGTATCAGGGAATTGTGCGACGTGCTTATCTATACCCCGATATTGGCATGGATGCAAAAGGGGTATATCAAGGATGCAACACTTGGCAAAGACTTCGCGTCAATCGATATCACGCGGGGTACTGTATTGCTCGATGGTGAGGAATGGAAGATAGCCGATAAAGGGCTTTCAACCCGTATCGGCCCATACCCGGTATATATCACGTTTGGCTTGAGGAAGAATTAGTATGGCAAGCGGTATTACCTTTTCGACTAACTGGAATGCAGTAAAACAGCGGATAAAAAAGATCCCGCAAATGAAAGTCGCTGAAGGTATCGCCGATATGCAACGCAAGCGAGATGCCAATGAGCTTGTCAATATTTGGCGCGACGGCTTGCAAAAAAACTCCCTAGGGCTTCAATCACTCAAGTTCAAGACCATAGCCCGAAAGCGTTCGCTTGCCTATCGATACCCGTCTAGTCCGTTGTACGGTTTAGGCATGGAAGGTACGAAAACGTATATTAAGGGCATGAGAGCATGGAAGACCGCAAAAGGGTACACAGTGCATATGATAGACGGAAAGCATCACGGTTCTAAGATAAGCCTTGCGTCCCTTTTCATCGTGCATGAGTACGGTACAACGATAAACAGTAACGGGAAAATTATAGTCATTCCGGCCCGTCCGGCGATGCAAAAAGCGTATGCCCGGTTACTGCGAAGACTGAAAGATCGTGACCCCTCACTTGAGTTTTCCCGCGCAATCAATCAATATATCCGCGAGGGTAAAAGCGATTTGATTGACAAGATAAAAGAAAGAGCCGCCGAAGCGGAAGCGAGAAACGCCCGTGTCTGAGTTACTCATAAACGCGCTTGAAAATACAACCGGCTGGACAGCGGATACCGGCTTGACGCTTGAAACGCAAGGCCATGCCGATTATATCGCGAACTATCACGCGGCCTCTCTTGCTATTCGTATCCCGTCTGGAAGCGCAAGCAAAACGGCAACGCTTACCCTAGCGACTCCGATTGACGTATCGGCGTATGAAGAATTGGTTTTGAACGTCGCGAGTCTTCGCAAGCCGGTTATGCAAGTACAGCGTGACACCGATGCGGCCTATTCGATATCCGTCGCGACAAGTCAGGATTTTTCCATCGCTTCACCCGGTCAGCTTACGGATGTTTCAATCCCGATAGACGGGTACACGCAGATAACGAAACTGAAAATAATCGTCAATCATTCTGATTCTGATTACCTCATTCTGTCAGACTTCAGGGCAGTTAAAGAGTCGCTACCGTCCGATGTACTCAATGCAGTAAAGCGAGGGATAGAGCGGGAACGCGACCGGCTCGCGCTTGACGCAGAGATTGGGACATGTACCGCCGCCGCTGGAAGTGAAACGGTGACAATCGCGACCAACTGGGCGTTCCTTGAGCGCAACGTGGTTATCAAGATTGGAACCGAAACACACCAGATAGCGACGAAAGAAAACAACCGCATAACCTTTATGACGACATTTGACGGAAAGCAGTTGCTAAATGCGCAAACGTCTGCTAAAGTATCTGTAACGTACCCGGTAGAAGTCGGCTATTATGATCGTGAGGCGAGATTACCCGGTATTGCGATATGGTATGATTCGCCGACACCGACAACGCGCAACAGTCGCGCAGAGATCAAACCGGAATGCGTGGGTCCGCTTGGCAGTTATTTGAAACGTGACGGCCTTTTGTTTTCATGGCGCGTACAGCTTGAGATCGTCGCGAGATCGCCTGAATTGCAGTCTATCGCGGCAAGAGCGGCGCGGGCGTTTATCGGGACAAGCACTGTTTGGATACATGGACGCCGCGCATGGTTCGATTGGAAAGACCCGGCTATAGACACTGAGCCGGTAGAAGGATATGACATAATACCAAGAGCATCGTATATGTTCGATGTCGAGGTTAGGGAGGATACATGGCAACTGATAAGATTGAATCGGGGAAGCCCGGTGCTAACGGTTACGCCGGAATTGCCGTAAACAAGGCCAATCAGCCGCGCGAGTTTCGTATTCGCGGGGAATGGAAACGCTGGGAACCGAAAGGGATGCAAGGCGACCGTGTGAAGTTGACCGCCGCTGAAATGGAGTCCGATGACTTCAAGAGCGTGACAAAATATTTTTCTGTAATCAAAGCGTAACGCGATTTACTCGCGCATAATTTTTTATACTTAACGTCGAGAGACGTAAAGGACTGGTACAAGATGAGACGGCTCGGAGTATACGGGGAAAACCTCCCCACTAAATCAGAGCGAAGCGTTGACCCCGCCGACTTCGGTATCGCCGGACTCGTGGGCAAGTTCGATCGCAAGTATTTCAAAGCGTTCAAGTTTCGCAACACGCAAGAGGCTGAACAGGTTCTGGGCGTCCAGACAAACCCCGCCGCATATGGATGGGATGCGGTCAATGGTTTCTTCGCAAACCTTCGCGGTAATGACGGATCGCTCTATGTTCTGTCATATCCCGGTTCAACCGCCGCGCAAGCCGCCGCGAGTATCAACGATCAGCAAACAGTACCGGAAGCTACCCTATCGCTCAAAGCTTCCTATCAGGCAAACGATGAATACGGAACCAGCGGTAACCGTACCGGGTACACGCTCACGCGCGGCGCGGCATTCTCGACGGCGGTAACTACCTTGCCGACGGGAACCGGCGACCCCGCCCGCGTTATCACGCTTGAGTCTGTTGTAGGATTCAAAGTCGGCGATGTCATCAAGCTCTCGAAAACCGGCTACGCAGAATACCACTATGTAACCGCCGTGAGTGAATCCGCGAAGACCGTTACATGGGCAGATGCGGATTATGCGGGGACCGGTGTTGCCGCCGATTATACCGCCGAGGTACTTGCCATTCAGGTAAAGACTTTCCGCAAGGATACAAAAGGCGTTGTATCGGAGGTCGAAAAGAATATCGGCTCAGAATGGTGTACTTTTAACTCGGCAGATGCTAACAAGTACATAGAGAATGTTTTCTCCGCGAATAGTTGGATCTTTGCCGACAAGCTCGCGACGACCGCAACGCCGACCGCCGACAAGCTCTACCCCGCCGATGTTACCACGGCAACGTACCTCGCGGGCGGGCTTGACGGTACGGAACCGGCAAGCGATGCGGCATGGGATGCGCTCTATCATTATTTTGATAACCTCCCCGTGCGTATGCTCGCGAATGTCGAAACCAGCGTAACTTCGTATCAGCTCGCGTTTGAAACCTATTCGCAGAACAGAACCACGAAGGACAATCCCGTGGTATTCTTCGTCGGTGAGTTCGACCTTTCGACGAAATCCGAGGCGATTGCATCCGGTCAGCTTTTCCAGAGATCGGACGAGGCTGACGGTATCTACGTCCATAACTGGTACGGGGTATCAGATCCTTTCGCAGACTCGCCAACCGCGCCGCGCCGCGCCGTCCCGAATGCGGGGCATCTCATGGGCTGGTACATCGCTGGTATCGCAACATATGGTATTCACGCAATCCCCGCGCGCAAGGGCTTTCCGGTCAAGGGCGTTTTCGAAGTATACGGATATACCGCCGATGATGACCAAAACCGCACTGACCTTGCAGGCGCAAGCGTGAACGTCACGCAGAATCTTTCCGGGTACGGTATCATCGTTCGCAACTTGTTTACCGCGTCATCTGATAAGGTTTTCAAATATGCGAACGCGATACTCATGCGCAACTTTATCAAGGTATCCGGCGTTGACTCATTGCAGGAAAGCGAGAACACCCCGAATGATATCGGCCATGTTCGCGAAGACCGCACGGCAATGCTCAATTTCATGCACCGTCTCTGGGTACGCGGATCGAATGGCAACGTCAAACTTGGCGAGACCTTCGGACAGTTTGAAAACTCGGACGGGACAACCTCGACCGAGGCCGACGCATACGAGGTTATCGCAGACGCTTCTAACAACAGCGTAGGAACCTTGCAATCAGGCGAGAGAAACATTGACACGTACTTCAGCTTTCCGGCACCGTGTGGCTCGTTGAGAATCGGAGTCGGTTTACTCTACCGCGTGAACTAAGGCGAAGGAATAAAGGGAGATAAGAGATGCAGACCAATAGCATGGCAATGAAAATCAAGTTCCTCGTCGATGGCGATGAACTTCCGGGCCTTGTCAAGTTCGGTGAAGTACCGCTTGAGCGGGGCATGATCGATATACCCTCTTTCGAGCGTATCGTGAAGATTGAAAACGGTGTGACTACCATGCCGTCAGTCGCGTGTACGTTCGAGACGCGGCGAAGCACGAAAACCCGCGCTTTCCTGAAATCATGGTATGATAACCACGAGATGCACGATGTCACGATCATCAAATGTGACGCGGGCGGCGTGGAGTTCGACCGTGACCTTTGGCAGGACGTGGGATGCTCGCGTCGGTCAGACCCCGAAGTCGACCTTGCAAATATTTCGTATGCACGAATGGACGTCACGTTCCTTCCCTACGATATCACCTCAGTAGCGTAACAGAATCTAAGGAGTGAGTGAAAAATGAGATTACCGATACCGGTTGAAGTTGACGGAGAGATTTACATGGACGCGAAAATCGGACGCGCTGAATCTCTCGCGGTTGCGAAGACAACGGACGAAGCGAAGCGCGGAGATATCTATTCCGCTATTCTCGAATGGTGCGCGGGCGTACTTGAGGAACTTTCAGGGGATGCCGGTATCATAACGGGAGCTGACTTGCGCCGCGCGTTACGGGCGATGCCGTTTGAATCGGCGTATGCTATCGCGATGCATGGAATGGCGGTAACGAAAAAGGATGATTCAATATCCGGCTCGTACCCTTGTCCGAAATGTCAGACGCAAGTAACCGCCGAAACGAAAGAGATTGACGGCGAGATTATCGACGACGCCGATCATCTTTATACGCTCGATATCGGTACGCTCGACACTCCGAAAGATGGACTTGCCATTGAATTGAAATATCCGGTAATACTCAAGAAACGTGAATCGGATGAAGTAATCGAGGAAGTGACAAGCCTTGTCATGGAATGGCCGACGTTAGGCCAATGTATCCGCGCGTATCAACGATGCCCGGATTCTGACATGAGAATGCAATTTTTGCTGTATGCCGATGCCTTGAGGTCTGTAAATGGAACTGAGAGGAACCGCGCATGGAAGGAAGCGGCGGGCGTTCGCATATTCGAGAAAATGGACGCGAAAGACACGGCGCAAATTACCGCCATGATGAAACAATATTCAATCAACGTCACGAAAGAGCGCGTTTGCATAAAGTGTCATCATCGATGGGAAGCCCCGCTGGACTTTGGCAATTTTTTCGCCTCAGGTCTAGGCAATTAGGCCCATCAGCTAGACCGGGTTTACCGTGGGCAATACAGGCGCTAGACTTCCCGCGTGAGGTGTTGACCATCGAATGCGTGAGGTTCGCGACCGGGGCGCATTTATCGTGCGAATGGCTTGAAGGGTTGCCGTGGATTGAATACGAACGGGCAACGGCTGAAGCGCAAAGGATAAACGAAAAATCAGGGGGCTTGAATGTCGCAACATGACAATGTGTTCAACTTCGATGTCAAGCCTTTCCTCGACGGGATAAAAAGAATCGGCGATGGAATGGGAAGCGTTGAAAAGAACGCTAAGAAGTTCGGCGAGACTATAACGCATTCCATCGGCAAGGCCGTCAATGGCACCATTCTGAAAGTCGGCGCATTATTTGCCGCGTTCAAGTCAGTCGGCGCGGTACTCAAGGAAATGCCGGAAGTCGGCCAAGCGTTCGGCATTGCTAAAGACATATTCATGAAAAACCTCTTATGGCCGTTGCGTCAACAGGTTATGCCCATGCTTCAGCGTATGCTGGACTGGGTACGCGACCATCGGGCGCAGTTTGTCAAATGGGGCGTTGCGATAACGAACATTTTCCGCTCAGTTGTTACGGTTGCGAAGACATTGTGGGAGATAATGAAATCTCTCGCCGATGTCGTCGGCAACGCTTTTCAGCGAGCATTTAATACCAACTTCAAAACCTTCGATGAGTTCGTCAATGTGCTTTCATTCAAGATATCCGCAATCATTATCTATATCGGTATGCTTGCAAAACAGCTTGTCATCGATTTGAAACCGGCTTTTGAGTGGATCATGGAAATGGGCGCGAGCGTCATTGATTTTTTCCTTCGCTTGGGTAAGGCGTGGGGAACCGCGAACGCAAACGGGAAATCGTTCTTTACCGTTATAGACAGTCTGAAAACCTCGATAAGTACATTGGCAAATGCATTGCAAGCTATATGGGAAGGATACAAAAAAGGAATCTTAGGCTCATCGATTACGCAAGCGATGACCCCGTTAACAAACCTGATTGACACGTTTAACCGGCTCTTGCAAGTTTTGGGCCTTACGGATACCGAAGGGTTACGCGGTGCATTTACCGCTATAGGGTACATCGTCGGCACCGTATTGCAGGGCGCTCTTGCCACGGTTGCGACGATATTTGACGGGCTTGTCACTACCCTTGACACGCTGGTATCTATGTTTCAAATACTCCAGAAAATCGCTAACGGTGATTGGAGCGGCGCGGGTAAGCAATTCGCGGCGGTAGGCGAAGCGTGGAAAGGTTTTGGCGGTCGAACGGTTGAGAATGTTAGTTCTGTCATTCCCAAAAAGCACAATGACGTTATTATCACAAAGGGCGGCGAGGTACACGAAACCGCGCCCGATGACAATATCCTTGCGGCTAAAAACCTTTCAGCGTATGGCGGTAAGAATGGCGGCGGTGAATTACCCACTATGAACTTCGGCCCGTTCTATGTTAGCGTCACTGAAGGAGATGCGGATAGGGCAGGGCGCGAGTTTGGGCAAGGTCTTGCTTACTCATTCCGCGACAATGTTTCTCATGCGCGGCTTGCGGAGGGCTGGTAATGCAGTTTAGTTCTAACCTACCGTGGTATATATACGACCTCTACAATAAGCAGATTATTTCCAGCGCGGCGATACCTGAGGGTGAAATCAAAGACGTGAAGTCAATCATAATCACGGAAACGCCGATACCAGGCCGTAACTTTCAGCCGATAAGCACGGGCGGTAACGGCAATCGCAAGGTATCATTCCGCTTGCCTATCCCGCGCAGAAACAAGGTTGACGGTAATACCATGCTTTTGAAACAGTTTGAATTACTGCGAAATCAGGCGCAAGGCATTCTAGGACTTGCGGCGCTCAAAGGTCAATTCTCGCCTAACCCAAAAGTGTTGTACTCATGGGGTATTGGCTCAGTCCCGATGGTGTATTACGTGACTAAATGCGACTTCACGCACACAGCGGGCATGGTCAACGCACTTGGCTTGCCGCAATTATCATACGTCGATATGGAGCTGGTGCTTGACGAATCGAACATACTCTATAAGGCAGAGGAAGCATTCCGCAATGCATCGGCGATAATCGGCGGGATAGAATCGCTCTTTGCCGTTGAAAAAAGCGCGGCTAAAAGGAATCCCTTCTAATGCGATACCTTAATTCTGAAACCCATAGTTTTACCGACGCGAACGGCATAACCGTTTCGGTGTATGAACAGCTTCCCGTCCCGGCGCTTGCCGCGTCATTCCTGCTTGTCGAGTGCGATGGGAAATCATCTCTTGAGGAAATCGCAAGCCGTGACGATATGTATGGAACCGGCGCTGAAGGTTCAAGCTATAAGATATTCGATGAGAATGTCCGCGAGCTTGCCGAGGTAGGCTATGACCTTGCGAAACTGCGCACACTCAGGATACCGGTATGAGTTTCGAGCTTATCAACCACGATGGCGCATGGTTCAAAATAGACTCACCCGATGCGCCGGTCGAAACCATTGTAACCGAAGATGTGATATCCCTATCGATAACCGAAGAGATGGGGAAAATGGATAGCGGTAATTTACAGTTACTTGACCGCAATCAGATTTATTCCCGTATCTTGCGTCCCGGTGGAAAGCTAAAAATATCATGGGGTATCCGTAAGGGGCAAATGAACGCTTTAACCCGTGACCCTATCGAGTTTATGATAAACTCACCATCGGGCGGCGGGGATGCGGGCGGGCGCGTGACATATAACTGTACCTTTATGGCGCTTGGTTTTCGCGGCGATCAAGGAACACGATGGTATGAAACCGGCTCGAAAATGGACGTTGTAGCCGATGCCATGACGCGCATTGGAATACCGGCGGCTAATCGAGAGATTGACTTCCAACGGGGAAGCGAACAAATAACTGCGGGTACTAAGGTAGTCCAGTATGAGAGTGACTTTCGGTTTCTTGTAAGGATTGCCGATGAATGGCGGTGCGCGTTTCGTATCGGCTATGATAGAAAAGGCAAGTTGATTGCTTGCTTTATCGATTATGCAAAGCTCAAAACGTCTGCTTTCGCGCAACGGGTAGCCGGTGCAAGTTCTGTTAACCTCGAATATGGCGTCAATAGTAAGATGACGAAATTGACCGGCAACGCGAACGTGCTTTCGTATTCATGGCAGGATCATTCCATGGACGCCGCACAAGGGCAATCCGCTCGAATCGTTATTGTCGATGGTGTACCGCAAATATTCCGTACCGTTGTCGAGAATGAGACGGTTAAAACATACCGGCTTGTACCAGAATTGATACAACAGGAATTGCAGACGCGCAATCTCGCGTCTAGAACCGACTTGCTCATGGAATATCTTTCCGCGAAAGACTTCGACGAAATCAAGCGGTTTTTCATTGAGGACACGATGACAACCGCGCCGCAAGGATCGGGCGTGACGATTGACGCAAAGCTCATGGGAGATCCATCCGTTACCGCCGCGCTTGTCGCGACTTTCGGGAATGGCTTTCCAGACCGTATCGGCTCGAAAGATCGGACATGGTGGATACGAACAGCTACCCATGCTTTTTCAACCGCCGGGTATTTTTCCGATGTATCAATAGCCGATGCGTACTCATTTAGCCCAACGGGGGAAAGACTGTAATGCCCAATAGACGCGGCGACGAATACGGGGAAATCCTCGACATATTGGCACGGGAAACGCGCTTTCTCAAAACGTATACCGGAAAGGTTTTATCAGTCGATGATGAACTGACACGCGGGCGCGTAAAGCTATCAATACCGGAATTAGGCTGGCTTACTGAAGATCAAAGCCCGTGGACTGAGCCGGAATACCCATTGCGCGGTTGTATTGTTCCCGATGTCGGCGACTGGGTAACGGTGTTTTTCCTTGCAGGGAACCCGGCGCGTCCGGTGTATCGTTCCCGTACCGGCGAGATAAAAGAGTCATGGCCCGCAAGCTATACCGGGCCGGAAACGCGCATACTGTACGATGACGGTACAACCGTTATCATGTACAATGTGAAAGAGAAAACGCTATCCGTAACCGGCCCGGAAACGGTCTCTATTGACGGTAACGCTATCAATATGAGCGGAAAAACGCTATCCATTGACGAATCCGATAAGATTACCGCCGATGGTAGCGCAATCGAATTAAACGGCAACAGTAAGGTATTTGTGACCCATGCAGAGCTTAACACGGCGCTTCAATTATTCATGACGGCGCTCAATTTGCACACGCATACCAGTGCGGCTTCTGGTAGTCCCACTTCGCCGCCGGTCACACCGATGACGCTTGACATAACAAGCTCGAAGACCACAACGATAAAGACAGGGGGATAAAATGAACATTGACGGCGATTACTTTTTCTACTATGGCCTTGTCGATCAACGCAAAGAGATAGAAGCTGACCTTGTACAGATTATCATGCAAGACAAGCGAGGACTTTTTTATGACCGCTCCTATGGCGCGGGCGTGGGGGAATATGAGAATACCCCCGGCGGATTGTCCCTTGAGGTCAACATGAAATACGACATAGCAACCGCAATCGCAAAGCGTAATCAAGAGGTCACGGATGGAACGAATGGGACACGCGACCGGCGAGCGATATCGAGTCAATCGGCTATCAGGATCGATCAAGCGCCCGGTGAGGTTGACGTGCAAGTCTTGTATATTCCGTACTTTGATTACCAGAATCCCGGTATTGTGCGCGTCCCCTTGACGGCGTAAACTTTCGCGGGTACTATGTTTATAAATCAACGTCGTGATGACGTGGAGGAAATACTAATTGACGCAGAGTCCAATAAAATACACTTCACGTACCTTTTTATCCATCGTTAACGATATAAACGCCGTCGCTGAGTTAGTCGATAAGCCTAACTGGTTCAAGTACATAAACGCGGGCGTCGGTGACATGATATCCATGATAAACAACGCGCAAGCGAACGACTCCTATCTTGGCACGGCATATACCCGGCAAGCGGTCAAGGAATTGTGCGCACTTATCGGCTATATCGTGCCAGAACAAACCACGTCAACCGGTACACAGTTGTTTTATTTCCCGTCAACCGTTACTTTCCCCTTTACCGTCGATGCGTCAAACCTTGTCGCGACGACTAAGGGAAGCGTTGCCGTAAGCTCGAAGCGTTTCGAGTCCCGCGTAGCCATTGCCTTTGCCTCAGTAACCGATGTAATAAATATCACGGCTAACCCTCCAGCGGCCAATCACCTTCTAACGGCTCGCGATTACCTTACGGGTGAAAAGGTACGCCTTGCTACGTCAGGGGCATTCCCTACCGGTCTTTCAGGTAGCGCGGATTATTACATAATCAGAATAGACGCAACGCATATCGGTTTTGCATCATCGGTAGCGAACGCTTTCGCCGGTACTGAATTGACCGTATCCGATGGATCGGGAAACCTCACGATTACCTTGTACTCAGGCCGCGCAACGTGTTACCAGCAGGAAGCGAAAGCTGGTATAAACATAGGCTTATCCGATGGCGTGACCGGCTGGCAAGAGTTCGACCTCCCTGATTATCTCATTCTTGACGATACGCTTGTCATCACGGTTAACGGTACGCAATGGATCAAAGAAGATACCCTCGCGCTTTCTAAATCGTATGAAGCGCATTACGTGCTGGTTTATCGCACGGATGGAAGCGCGTATATCCGTTTTGGCAATGGCACGTATGGAGCGATACCGGGCAACTTCGACGTAGTTGCCAGTTACTCAATCGGCGGTGGAACGGATGCGAATGTTACCGCACTCAATTCAATTTCCGTTTACGCGGGAAGCGATGCGAATATATCAGGCACCGCGAACGCTTCTATCTTCACGGGCGGCTCAAA